TAAAGTTGTTTCTGAAGCGTCAGCAGTTGCACCTTCAAATACAAGAGGACTTGCACCAGATAAAACCATACCTGTTGCATCCATAGTACCTGTAAATGTACCACTAAAAGTACCACCAGTAATTGTTGGATTATTAATCGCAGGACTTGTTAAAGTCTTGTTCGTTAATGTTTTTGTTGTACCTGAAAATAATGTATCTAATTGAGATAGTAATACTCTACCTTCAGTACCACCGTCAGATAATAATATCTTATCGCCTACTGCTAATGTAGCACTTTCTAAATCTGTTGCGTTGTCAATATTAACAATCGCCTCAACAGCACCAAATTCTATTGCGTTACCAGCACCGTTTACTTTTAAAACCTGTCCTGCAGAACCTATAGATAAAGAAGCCCCTAAACCACCATGTGTTAAAGGTATAAATTCACCTGATTGATATTCTGCTAATCCTGTTACGTTTGATCCCGAAAAGGTTGCTCGTACTGGTACTTTAGTTGTCATTTATTATATCTCCGAAATCTCAGGCATATGTCCTGGTCTAACCGTTGTTACTGCTGTGCCACTTGCATTTGTAAAAGGCAAATAATATGATTGTGTGACAACGTGGTCTAAAAAACCATTAATAGTTGTCATGTCTTTGTTATTAACCATAGCAACAGAAACAGCTGTACCATCAGTTTTAACAAAAGGAACTTTTTTAGCGAAGTTATGATAATAGTCGTTAACCCATGCACTACCATTATAAACAAGAAATTGTGAGTCAACTGAAGATGTAATAGTTACATCATTTAAAGCAGATAAAGAACTTGAACTAGCACCACCTATTTCTTTGATAGTACCACTATCATTGATATAGAATTTTTGAGCAGAGGTATCAATCGCAACCTCACGTGACTCAATATTACTTGTAGTCGGTGTACTTGTACCTGTTTTAAGCTTTATAACCGTCATTATATCTCTCTATATAACGTTAGTAAGTTCCGCCGTCAATATCGCCGTATGTTACGTTACTACCGTTAGATTGTAAAATTTTACCACTTGCACCTAATGCCAATTTAGCAAGAGTGTTTGCCCCACTTGCATATAAAACGTCACCAGTAGTGTAAGATGATTGTCCTGTACCACCATATACTTCATCAATTACGGTACCTTGCCATGTACCAGTTGCAATTGTTCCTAAAGTAGTGATTGATGTTTGACCAGGATAAGTTGTTTTAATTTGTAATTCGTCACTTGATACTTCAATTGTAGAGTCATCTACAGCAACGTTTAATGTGTTACCTGATTTAGTTAAAGCTGCACCAGCAGATATTTGACCAGCACCAGAGAATTGTTCAACCGTTATGTCAGTTGTTCCTAATGTCGGAGTACCATTGTGTGTAAATACGTAACCATTGTCAGCATTTGCAGTACCTTGTTCAACGAATACGAAAGCACCACCAGTTATTTCAGCAGCTGCGTCAGCGTCTGGTGTTCTTGTTAATACGTAAGCAGCAGAACCAGAACCAACGGTTGTAACTAAATATAAACCATTTTCAGTTGCGTCTGTTTGATTTTTTAATAATACTCTATCACTTGCAGATGGTGTAACGCCGTCTATAGATATTGCACCGTTTGATCCTGCAGTAATTGTACCAGCACCGTTATTGTATGTACCAGCAACGTTTGCTGTTGAAGCTAATTTAACAGAAGCCTTAACATCTAAACCATTTGCAACACTATCAACGTATGCTTTTGTAGCAGCGTCTTGTGCTGAAGATGGATCAGTTACGTTTACTATTCTACTTGAATTAACATCAACCGTACCAGAACCTTTAGCGTCAAGTATTAGGTTAACGTTTGTATCATCACCTTGAGAACCTATTTTAACACCATCACCTGTAGCAGAGTTTGTAATTTCTACAAAGTTTACAGCGTTTGCAGTCTGTTGAAATTTAATCTGTTCATTACCAGCTGCGTCAGTAATTGCACCATCGTCAGCAAATTTAGGTGTTGTTAATGTAGGACTTGTTAGTGTTTTATTTGTAAGTGTTTCTGTTCCTGTTTTTGTAACAACAGATGAGTCTATTGCAACCGTTAATGTGTTACCAGAACCAGATGTATCAATACCAGTTCCTCCAGCGATTGTAAGTGTTTCAGAATCTAAATCTATGTTTAATGCACCACCCGAGTCGCCTTGGAAGTCTAAATCTTGTGCCGTTACTTGTGAGTCAACATATGCTTTGATTGATTGTTGAGTTGCAAGTGCTGTGGCACTATTACTTGACATATTGTCTTCATCAGCAATAGCAGTAATACCATCAAGTAAATTTAATTCAGTTGATGTTGCAGTTAAGGCAACGTCTTCGTTAAATTTAGGAGATGTTAAAGTTTTGTTTGTAAATGTTTGTGTGCCTGCTAACGTAGCTACAGTTGCGTCTATGGCAAAAGTTATTTCGTTATCAGCAACGGTTGAGTCTAATCCAGTACCACCAGTAAACGTTAAAGTTTGACCTGTAGTAAATGTATCGTTTGAACCACTATCAGCAGCAAGTGTAAAGTTACTTGAAGCTGGGGCAGCAAATGATAGGTTACCAGAACCGTCTGTAGTTAATAAGTGGCCACTAGAACCGTCTGCACTAGGTAAAGTAAACGTTAAACTACTTGCAACACTATTGGGAGCTTTTAATGCTACGAAGTGGGCACCATTATTAGTACCTTCGTTTAATTTTATTGTACCACCTGTTGTGGCATTATTACCTATTAGTAATTCGTCTATTGCTTTATTTGAATCTACTATTAAAGCAGATGAAGCTGTTAGAGTGCCATGTGCGTGATCTAATAAAAGTTTATAATATTGACCACCAATTTCTATTGCGGCGTTTGATGTTGATGTATGATCTCCAATGAATAATCGTAGACCATTACCACCAGCGCCTGTACTGGCTGCTGAGGTATCGTAAACGTAAGCAAGTTCCCCTTGCTGTAGACCTGAAGGCGCCGAAGCACCAGTGGTTCGTTTAATCTTTATAATTGTTGCCATTTTTTCTCCCTATTAAAATGTGCCACCGTTTAATACTAAATTACCACTTTCAGTTTTTATTTCAGTTCTTGTTATAAATTTTTTTGTTGTATCATCATATTGAATCATTGCTCCATCGTCAAGTGTTGAAGCGTTTACGTCACTTAATCCAGTAAATTTATTTACGTTACTTTGAAGTTGAGCGACAGATGGTGAAGTAACAGAAACGTTATTCGGTCCTGTTGAATTACTATTAATTGTAGCAGTTGTATTAGTACCTGTACTATACGTAGCTGTAATATCGTTTGACATTGTTACCTGTTTATTATTGTTTTATTACAATATTTATAATAATAAGGTACTAAATCAATCTACAATTATATAATCAACTACGATTTTGCGTCTGTTTTAGGTTCTTCTTTTTTTAAGTCAATACCTAAATCTTTTGCAATAACAGCGTCATAGTGAGCCTGAAGAATTGCAACCTTTTCTAACTCTAAAGAGAGTTTTACTTTAGTTGCTTGTAAATCTTGTCTTACAATAATACTATTAAAACACTTTGGTGACAAGTCACTTTTCTTGTATTCTTTACCGTCTATTGTAAAAGATGTTTCTGCTGGCGCAGTTGCTGGTGCAGTTGTTGAATTTAAATTTTCACTACTCATTTTGTATTCTCCTTATTATTATACATTAGGTCTAATAGTCATTAAACCTTCAATTACTCTTGTTACGGTACCTGAAGAATCTGTTATGTCTAAATCAAACACATATCTTGCAGGTGCCTCTAAAGCGGCAGTTTGTGTTGCAGTTAGTGACATAGTGACACCACCAGTCGTTCTATCTGCTGTAAATTCTATAGTTAATGCTGTACGTGTTCTCGTACTTGCATAACCCAAAGCCATATTTGCAGTTGCCGTATAACCAGTTAAATCTAACGGATCTCCCGTACTATCTTTAACGGTTACGGTTGAACTGAAAGTTGTTCCTTGATCTATATTAAAATTTGCTACAGCTGCCATAGTACTATTTATACCGATTATATATAGACTATTGACAAATTCACAAAAACCTGTTATTATTTAGTATGAAATTAATTATATTTTTATTGATAATTTTGTTGAATACAATGACTTATTCCCATGCTTCTAAATGTAGTTGGGACAATGATATACCTTGTGTTGTAATTAAGCCATCTATCAACAATTCAAACGCATTAGGTGATAAAATTACACCTACTACGGTCATAACAAAGAGTGAAATAGAAAAGTATAAACTTATTGATCTACCTAAAGTTTTAAATTTTGTTTCTAGTTTAGATATAACACAATCAGGTCCTACAGGTCAACAATCGTCTGTATTTTTTAGAGGTACAAACTCTAATCACGCTTTAGTTTTATTGAACGGTATACCTATAAATGACTTTTCTACACCTACAGGTCAATTTGATGTAGGGCAAGATTTTATGTTTAACGTATATCAGATAGACGTATATAAAGGATCGTCTGGTGCTCATTGGGGTGCAGACGCAGTTGGTGGTGTAATTAACTTTAGAACAAATGTAGATTACGATAAAAAATTTAGTGTATCAGGTAATGGTAATGATAAAACTATTAATGGTAATTATTACACTAGATTAAATGATTTTGATATATCAGTTTCAGCAGGTCAACATGAATCAAAAAATGTTTCTGCTTTATCAGGTGCAAATGAATTAGACGGCACAGATAACAAATCAATATCTGTTAATGTAAGTAAGTGGTATGATCTTATACATTGGAGAACAAGTTGGTTTGCTAGAAATACTTTTACAGATATAGATGGTCATAGTGTTGCAATTCAAAATGACAAATGGTCAGATAATACATTCTATGCTTTTCAGACAGGAATAGATTATTTAAATAATAGTTTAACACTTCACACACATGATTATGATAGAGATTTTGATGACGCCCATTATGAAAGTGATAACTTTACAATAAGAGGAACACATCAACAAAAAAACTATGGGTTTGGTTTTGATTACAAACATAATGAGTCGTATGGTAAAAGTACATGGAGTGAGAATAGAGGTAATCATCATAACCTAGGATACTTCTTCAATGCCTCATATAATATATTTTCATATCATCATAGGTTTGATGAAGAACACGAAACATACAAACTAGGATTCTTTAAAGAGATAGAAGATGGTTTAAGTATAAGTGGTAGTACATCAACAAGTTACAAAGATGAAACACAATACACAGCTATTGAGTATGGTGACTCACAAGAATTAACATTAACTAAAAATAACTTTGCAACAACTATATTTAAAAATGATATTGGCGATTTAAATACAGATGGTATTGAGTTTAGTTTTAAACAAAAAGATTTTAAAGTATTTGCAAGTCATTTAAATAGTAAGAAAAATGATACCGTATCATTAAGAAGACCAGAGTGGTCATTAGGGTTTGTACATAATTATGACTTTGAAAATAATTTTAGTTTAACAACAAACTACAAATACAAAGGTAAACATTTAGATGTACACAATTCAAACTGGTCAACTATATCAATGCCTGAAACACATTTACTTGATTTAAATATAGGTTACAACTACTATGGTATAGACTTTGGTATTAGTATATTAAATCTATTAGATGAAAACTACGAGGCACCTCATGGTTTCTCACAAGAAGGTAGAAAGTTTACTTTAGGTTTTAATAAGTCTTTCTAACTTTGTACAGCAATATTATTGTGTTGATTAAGTTTATCTAAATCTTGTTGATACGCTTTTACTTTATCTAACGCATGTTTTTGAAACTGATAGCCTAGGTCTTGTGCCAACTTCATCAATCTTTTAAATCTATCAAATCTAATTGCAAAATCTGAATTTTCATTTTTCCAATGATAACCAAATTCTGAATTAAATAAATCTCTATGTTCAAAATCTAATGGTGTGTTTTGAAACGTTATCATTATATGGTGTGATATAGTAATTTTTTTAGCATACTTTCTATACTTTCTTATCATATCTAAAGTTTCTTCAAAGTCTTTTTCTGTTTCTGTAGGGTAACCACATATAAGTAAAAATTTCATTTTTATATTACGTTCACCTAAATTTGTAACAAAGTATTCTATATCATCATTGCTAAACTTCTTTTTCATGTGGTGTCTTACTTGTTCACTACCTGACTCTATACCCATTTCTAACATATCACAACCAGATTTAGATAAGTTATCAAAGTCTTGTTGAGAGAAAGTCTTTTTATCTCTAACAATAAACTGAGCATCCCATTCTATCTTCTTCTTTCTATTTGCTAACTCATGGCATAAATCTCTAAAGTGTTTCATTGATCCATTAATTAGAGAATCTGAAAATACTATCTTATCAAAACCTGTAGCGTCAGCAACTTGGTGCATATCGTCAGCAATCTTTTTACCTGTCTTCCATCTATACTTTGGCCATATTGACATAACATCACAAAAGGTACACTTACGAACACAACCTCTACTGCCTGATATAACTGCTCTGTCGTATTTGTGTTGATGTATTGTATCTGAATAATCAGGTGGTGGCAGACTTTCTATGTCTTCCATCTGTACAGGATCTTTACCATTGATACCAGGAAAATCTAAATCACCTTCTAAAAATGCTTTAAGAGCATGTTCTTCACCTCTTATAAAAGGTTTTCTAGGCCAATTCTTATCTACACCAGACCCACCAAACAATACGTTCTTATAAGGTTCAGCAAGTTTTAAAGCATTGTCTTTCTGTAGAAAAGAAAAGACAGATATACCTAACCATTTGTATTCGTACTTTGCAATTTCTTTGTGTATGTTTTCTAAAGTATCTAATTGATTGCCGTCTATAACTTTAACTTTGTAACCAAAAGTTTCTAGGTACCCTTTTATAAATGCAGGACCTGGTGCAGGTTTACCTTTATCCATTCCTGGCAAAGACGTAATCACTAAATCATAAATCATTGCAAGGCGCCTACAATATGTATCCTATCTATCTTTGAGCAATTCAATGCTGTGTGATTTTTTGTAGTATCTACTACGTATGCAGTACCATCAGCAGGTAAATGTATTCTATCTTCATCTACTAATAAAAAACAATGTGAGTGTGTGTAAACAGGAATGTGTAATCTTTTTGTTTTATCAGCATGCCATAGATAACACGCTTTAGGTCTCATCTTCATTAACCTTGTTCTTACTAAATTGTTTTCACTTATTATATTATTAATGTAAGGTATCTTATCAAACAAAGGTATATTATAGGTATGTTCAGTATCATCTACATCATATCCTTTATCAGCACCTTCTTCAGGATCCATGTCTTTTGAGTGACCTTGTAAATACAATTGTTTTTCGTACTTCGGTAGTCTTCTCAATTCTTCTCTTATAAGATTTAAGTCATATTTCATATAGTTATTTAGTCTATAAATAGTAGCATGGAATGGATGACTAGCGATAGAAACGATTGTCCCGATAGTAGTAATCATTTTAAGAAACAAAAAGAAACTGATAACTTATATTGGGTACAACACAAAGCATTTGGAGATGTTGATATACAACGTATCATCAACTCCGAAAAAGATGATGAATGGTTATTAGAAAGATTATATTTTTTTATGAATAAGGCCAATAAAGAATCAGGTTGGCATTATGAAATAGAAGGTGAACAAGTACAATTACATAATTATAGAGTTGGTAATCAGTACCGATGGCATAGAGATGGATTAGCAAGTCACAATAGCGTGATTACAAAGATAGATAGTCCTATATTCAATATGACAAGAAAATTATCAATGACGGTTTTATTGAATGATCCATCAGAATTTATGGGCGGCGAATTTATGATGAAAGACCATAATATAAACAATTTTAATATACCATTATTTAAAGGAAGTGTATTAGTATTCCCATCATGGCAAAGCCATAGTGTTTATATAGTAAAACAAGGAGAACGACATAGCTTACCAGTGTTTTTTTACGGTCATCCTTTTAAATAAACTTGACGGAAATGAAAGGATATGATATAATATTATTATGAAAAATGTAAATATAGTATGTACAAGTAAGCCTGGAGATGGCCTTTTATGATATAGTTATGAACATTGTTGTTATCTAAATTCATTAGGTTTAGGTATAAACGCTTCTCTCATAATTATACCAAATAAAGATTTTACACAAGAAGATTATATAGCAGCTCTAACTGAACAATATATCAAAATTGAAAATGTTTATTTTGATTATTTTGTACCTAAACCAAATGATATAACTTTGATTATGGGTAGAAGTCAATTGACTTTAGGATTGTATGATTATAAACTACGAACCGAAACACAAAAATTAACTTTACATCAACTATTCGGTTGTAAACTTATATCTGTATATTCTGAAAATCATCCTGTTGATTATCATGTTGCAGTAGAAAAATTTAAACCTAAAAAGATTATTGACCTATGTGACTTTGATGTTTATAAGAATGGTGTAGGTCTTCAATTTGAAAAGATTATAAACTTTAGTATATACAAATCATTTAAACATGATATAAAATATCAGTATCTATTTTTAGGTACAAATAAAATGTATTATGAAGCAGTTGAAGATGTTATTAGTAAAAATTATATGTTATATCAATCACATGGTATCATAACTTATCCAGAAGATTATTTAAACCCACAATACAATAATATAAATGTACCAGTAAAAAATTTATTAGGTTCGTTTGAAACATACGTTTACACAAAACCTAATTTTGATCCTGCACCACGTATTATACAAGAATGTAAATACTTTGGTAAGAAAGTATTATATTTAAGAGATAAAGAAATACAAGATGGTGGTCCTGTTTACTGGAAAAGAGAGGCAAATTGTTTAACCGATAAACGAAATGAAGATAAAATATCAAGCTTATTAGTTGCAATTCACAGAATATAATGGAGCAATTTTTCATAAGAAATAAAGGTGAGAATCCTGGTGTCAATGTTGATCTATCTGCAAGGTGTGGATTAGAATGTCCTAGATGTCAAAGACAAACTTATTTTTCAAGTAACAAAGATATACCTGGACATGATTTAACGGTAGATGATTTTGTAAAAATAACTGATTATTTTAAATCAATAAATTTCTGTGGTCAGTTATCTGATCCTGTACATAATGAATACTTTATTGATATATTAAGATTATGCAAAATGAAAAATGTTGATGGTGTAATACATAATGCTTCATCTTTAAAATCTAAAGAATGGTATATAGAGGCGTTTCAAGCACATCCTGATATGCGTTGGGTATTTGGTATTGATGGTCTGCCTAAAGATAGTTGCATGTATAGAGTAAACCAAGACGGCGAAAAACTATTTAATATAATGCTAGAAAGTAAAAAACATTTAAACACTACACCTATGTGGCAATATATTATATTTTCTTATAACGAAAAAGATGTAGATGAGGCAAGAAAGATGGCACAAGATAATGGTGTCAATTTTAGTCTTTGTTATTCATCAAAGTGGTTAAATGAAAACGATCCTTATATGCCTAAAGATAAAACTAAAAGAATATGGTCTAATCAATATGGATAAATTTAGACCTAAATGTATGAATACTACTACACAAATGGCTGTAGATAATAGAGGTAGATTACTGCCTTGTTGTTATATTGATACACCTAAATGGATTCAGTTTGAAGAAATAAAAAAGTTATTAAGTGTAAGTGATATTGCAAAGAATAAAAGTTTAAAAGATATAACATCTTCAAAAGAATGGGTAGAGTTTTATAATATTTTAAAAGAAGGTGATGTAAATAAAATACCTGCCGTGTGTAAACATCATTGTTTAGATGACGGTGAAGATAAATTAAAAGTAGAAGAATGGTTTGATTCATCTGGTAACATGTTTGAAAGAAAAGGCAAATGAGCGATATATCGTTTTATAGAAGATCAAAGAAAGGCATAAACATTGACATAAGCAATAGATGTCCTTTAGAGTGTATGAGATGTCAAAGACA